TTAACTCTTTAATAGAAGTTTTTGTTGCCATTCTTACTGAACCATGTAAACTTTTAACTTTCTTTTTATATGAATCAGTTGCTAACTCGTTTGCATTCTGTCTAGTAAATGAAGGCTTCATGTGTTCTTGTTCTAACAAATCGTCTCTTATATTTTGATTTTTCTTTTCAATGTTTAATATCCTTGTAAACGAATTTGTTATTGCCGCTGTATAATATGCAAACGGATTCTCTGATTTACTCTCGTCAAACTGTAAACCAATTTGTGATAATTGCATTAATGCTTGTGATTGCATTTCATCATTGTAAGTGTAACCTCTCCAGTTTGCTCTTGTTCCGTATCGTTCACACAACTTCATAAACATTTTTGCAAGTTCGTTTGTAATCTTTCCACCATCTAGATTAAAGTTACCATTTGCCATACCGCCTTCCCAATGTGATTTTCCTACACAATATAGTTTTCCTTTTTTATCAATTTTATAATGCTGATAAGGAGGGAAATTAACTTTAACGTGCCTGTCTGCTACAGATTTTGGGTTTCTCTTTCTAGTAGCATCTTCGGGGATATGATCAAATGTCATTACTCTAAATACTAAATCAGTTTTATCAATTTTTCTAGGAGATACAGTAAAGTCGGTTAATTTAATTTTTTTCTGCCCTTCTTCTTTTGCTTTTTCCCATGCTTCTTGCGTTAACTTTTTGGCTCTTGTTTTTTTAGCCATTGAAATGGATCTAATATTAATTTTCTCTTTTGCAGGAACAATGACATCAAAAAACTCATCACCTTCATCCACAAATGAACTGAATGTCATTTTACTTTTGTGTATTTGTATTAATAAGTCTCTGTTGTTTAGGTACTTTACTCTTCTCATATTTCCTTGCTTTTTGCTATTGCTGTTGTAATTGTTGTAAAGTTGACCACAAACAGGTCTGTTAAAGTGTGCCGTAAGGGGAATTAAATACGCCTATAATTGTGCCTATAAATATGTTTAAAGTATACAATTATTAAATTGAAAACGCAACCGGAAAAATATGGCAGATATAGAAGATAAATTTAGTCCCGATAAAAAGACCCTAACAGAGGTGTTTAAAACCAGTGGGGGTAATATTTTTAGCAGAACACTAGGTCGTTTATTTGGTGCAGGGTTACCACCAGGTGGAGAAGGCCCAATGTCAGCAAACACAACGGCAAAATGGTCTAGAAGATCAAAGCAAACAGATTGGAGAGTTAAGTTAACTTTACGTCAAGGAGAGGATATGTACAATTTCTTTTTTAATGGCGGCGGTAAAACAGGATCACAATCAAAAACAAATATTTTAGGACCATTAGCAGAAGAAGGCGGAGTTATATTTCCATTAACACCATCGGTTATTTTACAACACAATGCAAATTATAATCCACTAGCAACTACTCATGCCAACTATCCATTTTACGCATATCAAAACTCAGAGCCAGCAAACATGACAATAGTTGCAGAGTTTCCAGTACAGAATCAACAAGACGCATTATATTGGGTAGCAACATTACACTTTTTAAGAGCGGCAACAAAAATGTTTTTTGGCGGTGAAGAAGGAGATGCAAATAGAGGAAACCCACCTCCGGTAATGACATTAAATGGTTATGGAAATCACGTGTTCAAAAACATTCCTTGCATTATTACAACATTCACTTGCGAATTGAGAGAAGGAATAGATTATATTTCTACAAGTCAAATGGGAATGGGCGGAGCAATGAATTCAGGTGCAGACACAATGAATCCAAATGAGATGAAATCAATGGATCAAGATAGTGCTCTTCCTGAAACATGGGCACCAACACAAAGTTTATTCACAATACAATTACAACCAGTATACTCTAGAGATTCAGTTAAGAAATTTAACATGAAAGATTTTATCTCCGGTGACTTACAAAACAAAGACGGAGTAGGATTCATTTAATGGCCAAATATTCAAACACTTCTCCGTATCTTAACACTGAACAAACTGATACACATTTAGGTATTTTTAATCCTAGACCTATAACAGGTGGAGCAGATGATATTTCATATGAGATTGATAGAATATATGCATACAGACCAGACCTGTTGGCATTTGACTTGTATGGTACTCCAAGGTTATGGTGGGTGTTTGCTCAAAGAAATCCAAACGAAATAGAAGATCCTATATACGACTTCAAACCAGGAACTGTAATAAGAATACCAAAATTAAGTAATTTGCAAAACGACCTAGGATTGTAGTATGGCAGATTTCACTTCCGCAGAAATTCAAGCATTCAAAAAAATGGACCACGACGAGATGATCGCGTATTACAACAAGACTGGCATCAACGTAATGGCATTAGATTTAAAAACCATTGTTGCATCTGATCTTGCAGAAGCAATCAAAAATGATACAACAGATGGTGCAACGATAGAAGAAAAAATTGAACGTTCGTCAGCACACCCAATGGCAAAAGGTTCTTATAATGCCGATAAAACTATACAAAAGAAAACAGAAGATTTTGTTCATGATATAGAATCCAAAACAGTTAAAGACGTAGACACAACAGAAGAGAACGTGCATTCAGACTTTGTTGAATCGAAAAAAATGTATAACGCCAGATACCAACAAAGTGAAAGACAATTTACTCATACAAACGTATTACATCAATTTGCAAGTTACAATTACATTTGGACATTGTCAGGTTTAACAGAAGGTGATGTACGATTTCCTGCAAATATAATAACTCAAAAACCTCATGACATTATTGCAAAATCAGGGGGTATAGGCACCGGCGGAAGTTTTAGTAATGAAAATTTTGTTAAAGCAGAGTCTGGAGGAAGTATTGGAGAAAATATTGCCAATGCTAAACACGCCGAAACAGTTCAGCGAAAATACGAACCGTATAAAAAGTTTGCTTCTGATATATTAAAAGATAATCATGATATCTATTTTGACAGAGTAAACGTAGAAGGAGTTCATGGACCCAACGAAGACAGAAAATTAATGAATTTTACTAAAATAGAATTTGAGTTGTCTGAACCATTTGGTGTAACGTTGTATGAAAAACTCAGAGGTGCGGCTATGAACTGCGGTTACATAGATCACATGGATGCACCGTTTTTATTAACACTAGAATTTGTAGGTTATGATACAAAAGGTAATGTAGTAACAAATATTCCAGGAATAACAAAAAAACAATATCCAATTAAATTAGTAAACTCAACAGTTGATATAAATCAAGCAGGTTCAAAATATACGTTAACTGCTGTACCTTACACAGAGTTTGCAATGGTTAATAGATTTAACTATGTTAGAGGGCCTATTGAAGTAACAGGAAGAAATATAGCAGAACAGTTTGAATCGATTATAAAAGGTATAGACAAAATACAAGATACTGAAATAACAAAAAAACAAAGAGAATTTAAGGACGAATACAGAATAACATACGATCCTTATTTTGCAGGTCAACAAGTAGAATCGTCGGGTGATCCCATGACTTTCTGGAATATTGGAAAATTTGATTTACCACCAATTGGTTCAAAACAAATTGATTATTCAAAGTTTACACATCCAAGCGGAAATACAGTTGATCCTGGACTCCAAAATGCAATTATAAAAAACACAGAACCAGTAAAGGCTTTACAGATGCAGGCAAATTCATCGATCCCTGCAACTATTGAAGCCATTATGATGCGTACTGATGCATACAATGACATAGCAACAGACTTTGTAGAAAAGTATTGGAAAAAAACTATGGACCCGGCACAGAGACCAGAATACAAAGGTGGTGTACCAGGGTCGGCCGACAAGGCAGTTATGAAAGAGTATGTGCCGTGGTTTAAAATTATTACCAGTGTTTACACACATTCTGATTTAGATGGTATTAATAAGATGCACAGAAAAACAATACACTATCACATACAACCGTATCTTATACACATAGGAAATTTTGTTGCACCAGGATTAACCGGTGCAGGCAAATGGGGTAAACTGGTTAAGAAAAAATACAATTACATCTATACAGGTCAAAATTTAGATGTACTAGATCTAAACATCAATTACAAGTATGCGTTCTATCAAGCAAGACTGTCTGATGCTAACACACTAGATCATGACAGTAAAGAAATCAAAGATTTTAATGACAAGAAAAAGGACAAAACAATAGTAGGCAGAGATGGCGTGTATGGAAACGAATTGTTTGGAGTTAGAAGCCATCCAGTTTCATCTGGTTCTGTTAACAACGGAGAGTTTGACAGTGATAAAAAATCTGCAAAAACAAGAGAGTTTTATGATTACCTAACAAACCCAATAGCAGACATGATAAAAGTTGAAATGAATATAATGGGAGATCCTGCGTGGATAGGTAGTGATCAGTATCTACCTATGGCATGGGAGCAAAACTATGATCCAAAAAATCCAGTTATGGTATCAAAAAAATGGGGAACTATAAAAGGAAACACATGGAGTGAAGAAACAGGATCATTTTCTCTTGACGAAGCAGAACCTTTATGCACACTTGATTTTAAATTTCCAACAGACTTTAATGAAAAATCAGGAAAATATAATTTTGCTGAATCAGGAAAGAATGTTAGGTTTTCAGGATTGTATAAAGTAGTTAAAGTAACAAGTAATTTTGAAGAAGGAAGATTTACACAAGACTTATTAATGATAAGAATAAAAAATCAAGGTGGAACAAATGCAACAGCATATCCGTCTATTGAGATTGATATACCAAAAGGCGATACGTCAAAGAAAACAAACGGTACATTTTCATACAGTGAAAACGCACAGATGAAATGGCACCCAGACGGAAAAATGCACGTGGTTGCAACTGAACCACACGATCCTAGTTCAGATAAAATTAGTATTGAAGAAGCAAAAAAATGGATGAATACAGATCAGTTTCAGCATACTGTAACTGAAGGAGTAAAACACTCAGTAACTAAAGGCAAGAAGCATGATCCTTTAGTGAAACAGCAAACAGAAAAGTATAATCGTAAGCGGATTGCAATTGATCCAAAAACCGGCAAACCAACCGGTCATGTGTTTGGGGGACTATAATTAGATGGCAAGACAAATTCATTTAAGCGGAGACGTATCAACTTCTAAAATAAAAAAAGATGAGTCATATACAAGTATAGATTCGGGTCCTTATGTTGCTGTTGTAAAACAAAATTATGATCCAGAAAAAATGGGTAGAATTAAAGTTCTTATTCCTGCTTTGTCAAAAACAACTGAACCTGCACAGTCTGATCTAGTAACTTGTCAGTATCTAACACCTTTTTATGGTGTAAAAAGTTTAAACGCAACCGATAAATCTGATCCTTATGATTATGCAAATACACAACACTCATATGGTATGTGGGCAACACCACCGGACATAGATACCAGAGTACTTGTAATTTTTGCAGAAGGAAAAATTTCTCAAGCATTTTGGATAGGATGTATACAAGATGCATATGCTAACCACATGATTCCGGGTATTGCGGCATCTGAACAAACTAAAACAAAAGATGTAAAAGGTCATCATTCAGCAGGATTATCAAAAGAAACTGTGTATGGTACAAATTCTGTGCCTGCAGGAGAAGTAAACAAAAGAGCATGGAACGTTAATGGCGGAAACTATAATAAAATTTCAAAACCTATACACCCACTTGCAGAAACATTAAGAAAGCAAGGATTAATACAAGATGATGTTAGAGGAACAACGACATCTTCAGCAAGGAGAGAATCTCCTAGTACAGTGTTTGGTATTAGTACACCAGGACCGTTGGATAGATCTCCAACAGCAAAAAAATATAAATTAGGTGCAATAGATAATCCACAAGAGCAAGAAGTAAACAGATTACCAGGGCATACGTTCGTTATGGACGATGGCGATCTGCAACAAGACAATCAACATATTAGATTAAGAACATCAACAGGACACCAAATATTATTACACGACACAGAAGGAGTAATTTACATTGGATCAGCATCAGGAGAATCTTGGGTTCAACTTGCATCTAATGGAGCAATAGACATATACGCAGGTGGCGGATTAAATGTACGTTCAACAAACAACATAAACTTTCATAGTGATGCAAATATTAATATGTTTGCTAAAGGACAAATTAAAATGAAAGCAAAAGATAAAATTGTTGTTGACGGAAGAAACATTCAGCAAATTGCAGACAACGATATAAAATTACACGCAGTTGGAGGATCGTTATCAACTAAAGCACCAGCAGGCGCAATATTATCTTATGCAGGTACAGGTCAAGAACATCACTCCGGAGGACAAGTACACCTTGCAGGTACTGAAGTTCACCATAACACAATTACAGCAAACGTAGAAGTTGTTAAAGATTTAATTAGAACAGATTTATTATCAGAAGATCCAGCAGGAACGAATACTTTAGTTACGCCAATTGGTGACGTTAATTCTGCTAACAAGGTTAGACCAAAACCTTTAAAATGGCAAGATGGTATTAATGAGTCTATGGACGGTATGAGAGTACCAACGCACGAACCATTTGAACATCATTATGGATTAACAAGAGGCATGAATACTTTTGCTGGAGCATCAGCAAACGATGATAATGTTGTAGCAAAATCTAAAAATCCTGATAATGTAGAAAGTATTGCACAATCAAACAGAGTAAGTTCAAATGAAGTTATTAAAGCAGATCAATTAAAAGCAGATTTAGAAGAAAAAATTAAATCTTTAAATTTAGAAAAATCAATTGATATAGAAAAAATTCAATCAGTTGCAGAATCATTTGCAAAAGATTATGCCAAAGCATTTGATTTAGCAAACGCAAAACCAGAGGCACCAGGCCCATGGAATAATTTTGGAAAAGATATTAAACCAATAGGTCCTTTTAATGTTAAGAAAATCACAGCATTAGCAAACGAAACGTCATCTATGTTTAAAGAATCAGTAGATTCATTACTTTCAGGTGATGCAACAAATATGTTTAAAGATAAAGTGTTTGTAAACACAGACGGACTATTAAATGTAAAAGGTAATTTAGCAAAAATGATAAAAACTAAAAATCTTCCTTTAGATGGAAATTTATCTAAATTAACAGAAGGCGCAAAAAGTATTGGTAACGTTTTAGGAGATTCTATAGTTAAAAATGCAGAAACAATAGTTTCACCTCATTTAGAAGGTCCTGTCACAAAAGAGTCAATATCAGTTGATGTAAATAAGATAAAGAGTGTACATAAACACGTAGTAGGAAACAAAGTGGTTGCAGTTACTGAAGTTAGTAAAATAAAAGATAAATTGGGCAAACTATTAGCATCGGTAAGTAAAAATATAGGAAAAGAATTTGGATTTGATGCTTCTATGTTTTCAAACATTGATACTTCTGCGTTTTCGGACTTTTCTAACTTTTCTGGCGATTACGATATTGACAGATTAGACGCAGACGGCGGAATGTATGACGCTTGGGGTGGAGAAGAGAATTTTAGAAAAGCACAAGACGAGGCACTAAAAAAAGCAAGTTCCGGCGAAGGTTGGGGTTGGCAAAAGAAAAAGAAGAAAGATATTAATGTTGATTGGAGTTATAAAAACGTTAAAAAGGATTATGAATAATGGCTGACGAGAAAAACAATATACCTAAAAGAGGAAACGCATTTAAAGGATTTAGTTCACGTGCGGATAATTCTAACTTTAAACTGTATGATTTTGAGTTGATCAAGCAAGATTTAATGAACAGATTGTCTGTGAGAAAAGGTGAAAGAGTAGAAAATCCTGCGTTTGGTACTATTATATACGACGCATTGTTTGAGCCATTAACAGAAGCAACAAGACAATTAATAATTGATGACGTAACTGAGCAATTAAATGCAGATCAGCGTCTAGCAACAAACGAAATTATAGTAGAAGAATATGAGCACGGTATTGCAATTCAGGCGTCTTTAACATACGTTCCATACAATATCACTGAAAAATTGGTATTCAAGTTTGACAGAGATACGTCTTTACGCCTATCTTAATATACGCACATAATTAATACTATAAATATCGTTATTAAAGTATTATGGCCACAAAAAGACAAAACAGATTATTAGTAGCAGAGGATTGGAGAAAGATCTATACTGCTTTTCAATCAGCGGATTTCAAATCTTATGATTTTGAGACCATGCGTAGAACTATGGTTGCATATCTGCAAGAAAACTATCCAGATGATTTTAACGATTTTGTTGAGAGTTCTGAATATGTTGCACTATTAGATTTAATTGCTTATGTGGCACAATCATTATCTTTCAGAGTTGACTTAAATGCAAGAGAAAATTTCTTAGAAACAGCATCAAGACGAGATTCAGTTTTAAGATTAGCAAGACTTATTAACTACAACGCCGCTAGAAATAAACCAGCAGTTGGAATGTTAAAATTTACATCAGTATCAACTACTGAAGAAATAAAAGATAGTGCAGGTCAAAGTTTAGCAGGATTAACAATACGTTGGAACGATGCGGCAAATCCAAATTACAGAGAACACTTTATTAATATACTTGAAGGGTTAAACCAAACAGGACAAACTTTTGGAAAACCGTTAGAGTCAGGTAAAATTGGAAATATATCTACAGAAATTTACGCAACAAGATCTAGTAATACAGATGTACCAATGTATACTTTTTCAAGACCAGTAAGCGGTATAACAAGAAAATTTGAAATTGTTCCATCAACAATACTTCAACAAGATTACATTTACGAAAGATTACCTCTACCAGGCGGTTCGTTCTCATACGTATATAGAACTGACGGAGCAGGTGATTCTTCAAACAACACAGGATTTTTTGCTTTGTTCAAAGAAGGAACATTACAGTCAGAAGATTTTACAATAACAGATTCAACAACAAATTTAGTACAACCTTTAGGTGCTAACAATATAAATGATTCAGATGTTTGGCTATGGCAGTTAGATGATTTTGGCCAACCTTATTCTTTATGGAAAAATGTTCCATCACTTGCAGGTAACAATGCAATTTATAATTCTGTTCAGTCAAGTGTAAGAAACATTTACAACACAGTTACTAGAGCAAACGATAGTGTTGATTTAGTATTTGGAGACGGTAACTTTGCAGATATTCCTATGGGAAGATTCAGAGCATATTACAGAACAAGTGCAAATGAAAGATACACAATTCAACCTGCAGATATGCAAAGTATACAATTTAATATTCCATACTTAGATAAAAATGGTGCAAATCAAACTTTAACTATTGGAGCAAGTTTACAACAAACACTTTATAATTCTGCACAATCAGAATCAAGTGCATCAATTAGAGAAAAAGCACCACAAGTTTATTATTCACAAGATAGAATGATAACAGCAGAAGATTACAATGTTGTGCCTTTAAAAGCATCACAAGAAATTATTAAAATTAGATCTGTTAACAGAACAGCATCTGGTATATCAAGAGCAAAAGAAATTGTTGATCCAACAGGATCATATTCAAATGTTAATGTAATTGCCGATGACGGTGTTCTTTATAGAGAAGAAACATTACCTTCGTTTACTTTTACATTTAATAATAAAAACGATATTCTTAATACACTTAATACAAAAATAGAAACAAAAATAAAACAACCGTACTCAAGACAGTTTTATTATAACAAGTATGGAGCAAAAGATCTTTCTTTGTTAACAACGTCTTGGAATAGTACAACAACAAGTACAAATACAAACACTGGATACATTTATTCAAGTGGTCCTTTAGTAGTAGGTGATTATGCTACATCAAATTTGAAATATATAAAACCAGGTGCGTTGGTTAAATTTTCTTCACCAGACACAAGAAAATTCCTTAATGGAAAATTAGTTGATGCGGCAACAGATGAATCACAGGATAGACATTGGGCAAAAATAGCCTCAGTTGTTGGAGATGGAGCAAACGGCGGAGTTGGAAATTTAGAATCTGGGTTAGGACCAATAACACTAGCAGATGTTCTTCCTGACAATGCAGTTGTAAAAGCAGTAATACCACAATTAGCAACATCTTTAGGTGCAACATTAAAATCAGAATTACAAGATAGAATTACTGCATATGAAAATTTTGCATTAAGATACGATGAAACAACAGGTACATGGAAAGTTATTGCAATAACAGATGTTAGTGCAAACAACACATTTAGTTTAGGATTTGCTGGAGACGAATCAGGAACAAATTTAGATCAAAGTTGGTGGTTTAATTTTACTAACGATGGATCAACTTATACAGTATCATACAGAAAATTAGATTACATATTTGAATCAGCAGGACAAAACAAGTTTCATTTTGATCCACAAGAAAAAATTTACGACTACACATCAGGACAAACTAAAAAAGATACAATTAAACTATTAAAAAACAATACACTTGTTAGTACAGGTAACGCAGTAGGTTATCCAAATGTTTGGCAAGTGGTTGATACAATATCAGAAGCAGATGGTTATCAGGATAACAGAAAAGTAAAAGTTGGTTTCTTTGATTCAGACGATGACGGTGTTGTCGACAATCCAGAATTATTTGAAATAATGATTGAGCCTACATTAAGTGAAGCAACTAAATGGGTATTTTATGAAAAATTTGTATCAACAGATAACAATATTGAAAGATGGAGACCGTATGCATCAACTAATTTTATTGTAACGAAAAACGAGTCTAGTATTATATTACCAGGAACATACACAGACGGACAATTATTTTACTTTTACGATACAGCAGAAAACGTAGTTAAAAAATATAGTTCTACAACAAATTCTTTAGTTACGTCAACAGATTATTATGCAAGAAAAGGAAGATCATCATTGTACTTCCAATATCAACATTTTGCTGGAAACAACACAAGAATAGATCCTTCAGTATCAAATATAGTAGACATATATCTATTAGAAAGATCTTATGATACATTATTTAGAAAATGGCTTAAACAAGGTGGTACAAAACCAGCACCAAGTACATCAGATCAGTTAAGAATAAGTTATTCAAACAAATTAAATCCAGTAAAAGGATTATCAGATCAAATAATATATCATCCTGTATCTTATAAAATTTTATTTGGAACTAAATCAGAGGAAGAATTCCAAGCAACATTTAAAGTTGTAAAAAATCCTGAATCAAATATTTCAAATGCAATTATAAAAACAATGGTCACAGATACAATAGATCAATTTTTTGCATTAAACAATTTTGATTTTGGAGACTCTTTTTACTTTACAGAATTAGCGGCACATATTCACAATAGATTAGCACCGCATTTATTGACAGTTGTAATAGTACCAAATCAAACAGGACAAGTGTTTGGATCACTATTTCAAATATCAGGAACAGCAAACGAAATATTCATTAGTGGGGCCACCGTTGATGATGTAGCAATAATTGATGCCATTGGAGCAAACCAAC